TTCGTTACAGCAGCAGGTCAGAAGTTTGCTGATAGCACAGAACAGATTGTTTCTGATGCAGCATCTTATGGTCCTGTTGGAACCACTATGGCTTTATTAGAAGCTTCTAGTAAATTTTTCTCAGCTATACATAAAAGATTACATAAAGCTCAAAGAGATGAGTTTAAAATTCTTGCTCGTATAGATTCAGAATATTTACCTATGGAGTATCCTTATGAAGTACCTTATGCTGAACAAAGTGTATTTAAGAAAGATTTTGATGGAAGGGTTGATGTAATCCCTGTCTCAGACCCTAACATTCCTTCTAATGCACATAGGATGATGTTAGCCCAAATGGCTCTCCAAATGGCACAACAATCCCCTCCTGGTATGTTTAATATAGAAGCATTAAATAGAACAATTTTAAATGCTGCTAATATGCCTAATCTTGAAGATATACTTCCACCTAAAAAAGAATCACAACCTATGGACCCTGTATCAGATATTATGGCAGCAACAAAAGGTATTCCAATAAAAGCATTTGCAGGTCAAAATCATGATGCTCATATCCAAACAAAGATGGCATATTTACAGGACCCACAAAATGGTAAAAATCCTATTATGGCTAGAATTAAACCATTATTAGAAGCAAACATACAAGAACATTCTGTAATGAAATATCAAGAACAAGTTAATGGTATGACTAGAATGATGATGCAACAAATGCCACCTGAAGCAACACAGAATCCACAAGCTGCAGAACTAGCAATGGCTCAAGCAGCACAACAAGTATTAAATGCTAACTTAGCTGTTGGTCAAGCACAATCACCAGAGCAACAATTAGTTGCATTAGAACAAGCTAAAGTAGAATTAGAAAAAGAAAAACTAAAAGCACAATCAGCAAAGTTCTCTGCAGATGCTGCATTAGAAGCACAAGAGTTAGAATTAAAAGAAGCTAAACTATTAGCAGATTCAGCAAAAGCAGGACAAGCTGCTATGATGAAAAAAGAAAAAGGTGATTTAGATAGAGCAAGTAAAGAAACTATGAAAGCATTAGATGCTATGACTAAAGCTGCTATTGCAGACCAAAAGACTGAAGTTGATTATGAAAAAATTAAAGTTCAAGCACTATCAAAATTAAAAGAATTAAATATTAAAGATGATAAAGAAAGAAGTTTAAAGTTAGTTGAAATATTAACTGATTTAATTAAACATGAAGAAAATATTAATTTAAATCAATTAAAAGAAGAAAGTAACTAGGGATATTTTTTGCTTATCGACTGCCCTAGCAGACATGCCAAGACGATAAGTTAATTTTATTTAAGGAGAATAAATTATGGCAAATACAACTTTTAGTGGTCCAATTAGGTCTGAGAATGGTTTTATTGGAATTACAAAAAACTCTTCTACAGGAGCAATAACAGAAAATATTACTTTTGGTAATAAAGGTGAAGTTGTTACACCTGTAGTATTAGCAGATGGTGACATTACTATTGTAAATACAACTCATGGTGGTAGAATTAATTTAGTGCCAGATGGGGGACAAGATAATACTTATACACTTCCTGCACCAGAAGCAGGTGTAGCTTATAGATTTGTTTATGGTGGTTTAGCTACTGATGCGACTGATGCAATATTTATAACACCAGGTAATACAAATTTTTACAAAGGTAATATTGTTCATTTAGATACTAATGCTGATAATGCTGCAGTATATCCAAATGGTAGTTCTAATAGTAGTTTACAATTAAATGTACCTGCTGCTTTTGATGTAACATTTATTGGTCTTGATAGCACAAATTATCAAGTCTTTGGAAATGTAACTTCAACTACTGCACCTGCATTTGCAGACCAGTAATAACTAATTTATACTGGGTGGTAATTATACTGCCCAGTATTTTTATATAAGGAGTAAGATGGAAGCATCTGGAGAAGCTCTTCGTAAATTTGAAGAAGAATTAAATTTACTAAGAAAAAATATAGCTAATGGTCAAGCTGACAATTATGCTAACTATAAACAACTTGTAGGAAGAATACAAGGAGTTGAATGGGCAGAAGAAGTTTTAAAATCAATTATTAAAAAAATGTATGAAGGAGAAGAAGAATAATGCAACAAGTAGGTATGGCAAAAAGTATTAAAAATGATATGTGGATTTCTAGTGAAGATAAAGAAAATCCAAATGTATTACCAGATTTACCTGGATATCATATTTTAGTACGACCTGTTTCTGTTAAAGAAAAAACTAAAGGTGGTATATTATTACCAGACTCTACCAGAGATGAT